GGTATTACCCTAAAAAATATACCTGTCTATTATGCCATGCTAGAAATAAATCTTAACTACTATGTATAATGGCAAGGACGAATGATCTTTCAATAAGTTTTATATCTACCAGTAAAAAAACATCTGGTAAGCCTGCTGAAATAGCATTCTTAGATATTATTGTCGATACACAAGTTCCAAGTAATATCAATTTTTTTGGTGCTAGTGTGGTTAAATCGCCTGATGCTGTGATAACTTATAATGTAATGTAAAAAAAAACCGCCTTAATTGGCCAATAACGAAATGTAAAATGACAACACATCCCATTATCAAGTTTATTATCAGTTTAGGAGCCGGAATACTGGCAATACTAGAACCAGCTATTCCATTTGTACTTATTTCATTCGCATTCATTCTGTGGGATTGTTGGACGGCATTTAAACTATCTAAACGAATAAAACTGACAAATGGATTGTCAACAGCAAAGTTTCAAAGCCGTAAGGCTGAAAAGATAATAGAAACAAGTACAAATGCACTCATTTTTATTGTGCTGGCCATGTTTGTAAATGACAATGTAACCAAACATTATGGAAATCTGTATTTACCAAACATTGCATCGGCCATAGTTATTGGAGTTCAACTGGTTTCGGTACTCGAAAACATAAGCAGTTGTAATGATGAACGGTGGGCAAGATGGCTACAAATGATATTTACCGATAAATCAACACGTCATTACGACATAAATAACGAAGAATGTATGGAGAATAAATCAATCTGGGGCAAATTCACAGCTCCTACACCTAAAAAGTGGAAACAGATCCGTAATACGGCAGCTTCCATTTTAGCAGCACTCGGAACTATTGGTGGTATTTCAGCCTCAGTTCCAAACTCACTGGCTCCTGCATGGTTTCCAACCGTTTCATGGTATGCCGGCACATTATTAGTATTAATCATTGCTTTTGCACAAAGTAGGGAGGAGAAATAAGATGTTTGATAATGGACTAAAATTGATTCAGCACTATGAATCACTTCACGATGGCGATTTATCGGTTATAGGACTTCAGCCCAAAATGGATCCCGTTGGAATATGGACGGAAGGATGGGGACATGCCATGACAGACGGTAAAGGAAACTTTATCAAAGGATCGGTAAATAAGAAAATGGCTTATGCACTATCCAAAGTAAAAAATCCGGAGCAAGCAACGGCTTTAATGCTTACCGATTTGCAGCCGATTTTTGCCATTATTCACCGTAAGATAACTGTTGCGCTTAACGATGATCAATTGGGAGCACTGGCTTCGTTTATTTATAATACAGGTGGCAGTTCTACACTGTATAATCTGATTAATACCAAATCCGGTCAATTATTTGATTGGTGGTGCAAGCATTACATAACCGGTCAGGGAATTCCACTTCAGGGACTTGTATACCGTCGTCATTCTGAAGCATTATTATTTACCGATTCAACCCTTAAATTTTTCAATTGATATGAAAACACGCAAACGTACATTTATAAAAACAGTTCCTCTCTCACTGGTTCGGTACGAACGCTGGAAACGTAATCCTAAAAATATAGAAAGAATAATACTTCAGGAACAATGGAAGCACGGACTTTGGTTTACCTGGTCAATTGCTTTGTTATTTCTGGTTTCCAGTTGTGCACCGGCTAACAAAATTGAAAAATCGAATTTGAAGGTAGATGTAAAAACCGAAACGCAGGTAACGAAAACCGATGAAGAAAAAACAGATTTGACAACTTCTGTCAATACCGAAAAAAAAGCGGATGAGTCCATAAAAAAAACTGTTTCGGCTGACGAAAACGAGCAAACGACAATTCATACTATCAATTACGATCCAAAATCGGAAGTAGTTCCAGGAACTGATCGGCCAAAGGTAATTTCGGAAACCATTCAGCAAACAACAAAAGGAAAAAAAGCTGTAGAATCCACCGAAACACTATATTCTTCCAACGAAGTAACTCAGTTATTTTCAACGTATTTTAAAACCTATAATAGCAAGGTAGATAGTTTTGCAAAAGCCAATACTTCACTTAAAAGTGAAATTTCAACCAAAACAACTCAGGCAAGTAATTGGTGGAAATGGTTTTTGGGAGGGATAGGAATAGCTGCTTTGCTGTGGCTGATTATTTACTTCAGACTGTGGCATTTTTTGTCCTTTACGTGGTTGATAAAGAAATAGATATTTGTAATTGTGTTTTTTCATAGTAATTAGTTTTTAGGAGTTAGACCACCGGAGTACCCTCGTTGTGAAACGCGGGTATTCCACTTTTGAACCCCTCCGCTTCGCTCGTCCCCTTAGAAAGGGGACATAAAGAAAATAATATGAATGCAGAACAGATAATACGAGAGAACGCCAAGCGAAACGCAGCTAAGAAGCAGGAATACGACCCAGTATCCGGCTTGAATTGTTGCGGTGAGCGGTTTGTATTAACTGTGAAAGATAAGCACCCACGCACATTCTATTTCCCAATAGAAATGCAGTACCACCCAGCCATATTATTACTGAAAAAGCACGAAAGCGTAGCCGGAGCCGTGCGCGAAGTATATGGACGAAGAAACAAAGTAACCGAAACGCAAATAGACTTATTTTGGTTGAAAGTATGCGAGGAACGCTACAAATATGATTTTGAATTCTTTGCTGTAGCTTGCGAAACCATTATTGATAAATTATCCGCGCAGCCCATTAAGTTTATACTTAACCCGGCACAGCGCATGTTGCTTGCAGAGTTTGAAGAAGATAGACATGCAGGCCGTCAGATATTAGCCATGATACTCAAAGCAAAGCAAATGGGTTTCAGTACGTTTGTAGAAATGTTTATGAAGTGGATTCAGGTGATTCATAAAATAAACTGGAACAGTGTAATTTGTGCACACGACTTGACGGCAGCTCGAAACATACGCAGCATGTATGGCGATTCGGTAAAAGACATGATCCCAATTGACGGAACAAAAATATCGTTAGATAATTTTGAAAATACACACAACATAAAGCTCATAACACAAACCGGTTGCCGTATAACCGTAGGAACAGCACTCAAACCCGAAAGCATACGAAGTCAGAACATTAAAATGGTTCATTTTAGTGAAATGGCATTTTATCCGCATACCGAAGCCAACAACCCCGAAATGGTAGAAGCCAGTGTAATATCATCATTAACCGATGGTCCTTATACTATGATAGTACGTGAGAGTACCGCCAATGGTGTTGGTGATTACTTCCACGAACAATGGCTCAAAGCCAAAAGTCAGGAAACAGCATTCAAAGCCGTATTTGCACCATGGTTTATGATTCAGCTTTACGAAATAACATTTTCAGGTCAATACTACCAACACAATGGCCGACAGAAAAAAGGCACAGTAACAGAGTTTATATCCACACTCAACGAATACGAACAAAACCTGTTTGCAAATCACAAACTATGCACGTTGGAAAACCTGAACTGGCGACGCATGAAAGCAGCCACCATGCCAAGCGAAAGCAAGATGAAGCAGGAATACCCAAGCGACGACATAGAAGCATTCCAGGATTCAGGAAATCCGGTATTCAAAAGCGACGATGTAGAAGCATTACGCAGCGAATGTTGCTTGCCGGAAATGGTAGGCACGTTGGTAGGTAAGTGTTCGCCCGAATTGGCAGTATTACACCCTAACCGTCGTAGCGAGATATTACAGGACATACAATTTGTACAAGATGCTGATGCTACCGATGCAGTAATAAATGGCGATGCTAAGTTGCGTTTCCGCAAAGGAGCAAACAAACTACACGTATGGAGCGCACCAGATACCAGTTTGAAAATAACTAACCGTTATTTAGTAGTGTTTGATCCACAAAAAGGCACGAGCGACAGCGCCGACTACGGAGTAATTAAAGTAATAGACCGGTATTGGATGATGCACGGTGAAAACCCCGAAGTAGTAGCACTGTTTTACGGACACATTGACAAGGATATAACCATATGGATAGCTGCACAAATAGCCAAATGGTACAATAACGCATTATTGGTAGTAGAAAGTAACACCTACGACACTGATAACAAAGAAGACGATACAGAATTTATTTTTGATATACTCAAAAAATACTACGACAATCTGTACAGTCGCACCAGTGCCGACAAAATACGCGAAGGCGCACCAATAAAATACGGTTGGAATACCAATAAGAAAACCAAACCAATGATTATAGCCTTTTTCAAAGGAATAATCCGTGAACGTGGATATGTAGAGCGCGACGAAGAAACGCTCAACGAAGCACGTACATACGAAGAAAAGGCAGACGGTACCACCGGAGCAAAAGCCAAAAACCATGATGACCGTATAATGGCCACCATGATAGGTATATATGTATGTTACGAAGAAATGCCACTACCAGCCAAAATAAAACCAATGGCACAAACTAAGAATAACAGTCAGATAGCGTGGTAGTTTATTTTCTGCGTATTATTTTGCAGGGTTTTAACCTGCGTTTTTCGCGCTTAAATACATAATCAATCACTTTGCGGTTAGCATCAGAAATTTTGCTGATGTTGCGCTTAATATATATTCCTGACATACCCTGTACAGTTCTACCCTGAGCAATATCTACAATCACATCAGGTATATCCAGTTCACCAGCAAAAGTAGCCCATGAGTGACGCCCCCAATATCCGGTAACGAATGGCAACACATTTTTAATATTTTCATTCATACGTTTCTCTACATTCTTATAGTCGTCAGTAGAATACGTATCGAGGAAGTCCAATAAATACTTTTTACCCGGATAGCGCTGTATAATTTCTTTTGCTTCAGGTTCAATACGAATAACCACCGGTTCATCTGTTTTATAACGCATGATAGAAAGTTGTCCGTTACGAATATCCGCTTTATTCAATAAAAGAAGATCCTTTATATTCATGCCACACAAATAGAACGAAAGTAGGAATAAATCAACATATCGTTTTACGTCTGGAAATTCGGAAGTATGCCGTTTCGATTTTTCTTTCAGTTCAGCATATAGTTTCTCGTAATTAAAACTAATTATGTACCGAAAATCCTCAATAGTAATGTTGCGGTGCTTAGTCTTAGCCTTTTTTATTTTGAACCTGCGAAACGGATATTTATCAATTCCGATTAAATCACGATCAATAGCATCATTGAAAACGGTACGAATAGCACGTAAGTAATTACCCTTTCCATTCACTGACATTCCAGTTTTATCACAGAAGGTATCAAAGTCTTTCAACCAGCCCACTGTCAGGTCAGGTATGAATAGATTTTCAAGCTCACAATACGCTTCTACCTTTTTGAGCATAAGCCGGTATTGGTCCGCAGAAGATTTGGAAGTATATTTTTGTAGGTGGTTTTCAACGTATGTTTTGAAGTGTAATTTCATACGATCGTCACGATTCAACTCGTCATACCCATCAATCCCAGATTCGATAAATCGTTTTACTTCGGTGCCGGTTTTGAATTTAGTTTTGAGAAGTCCGCGTAATTGCAAATCTTCGAGCACATTTTGTGTGTACTCTAGTTTTTGACCTACAACATAGTTCAACATAGTTGCTTTTGGCAATCCAATGATTTTACCTTGCATGAAGTTCTCCTTTGGTACTTCGACACCGGTACCAACATAATACGCCTGATTTTTGAAGTTAAAGCGAATTTTCACCGCAAATCTGCCGGTTGCTTTAGCTCTCCTGGTTTCGAGTACAACTGAAAGTTTCATATAAAGTAATTCAGGATAAACAACCGGTTTATTTGATGCGACATTTTGAAAATTGTACAAATCAATTGCCTTATTTTGTCGCAAATTGTCATTGTTTGCATTATCGTTTTGAAAATTTCTTGTACAATCTGATTTTTTAGACATAAAAAAAGTGATTTAGAGTTGAATATAAAAATATATAATCAGCTAAAAATCACTTTTTTAAACAACAAATTGTTTTCGTCGGGGTAGCGGGATTCGAACCCACGACCCCCTGCTCCCAAAGCGATTTTAAATAGTTGTAATTAGCTGATTGTATGATTAATGCTACATATATGCGTGTTTTTGTACAATAAATGCTACAAATTATTATTTTTAAAATTCTTTTTTGAAAATTCCTTGTACATTTTACTTCATTATTTTGTTTAGCTTTTTTACCTGCTGTGTAAGTTCATAGAGCTGTTGGCGAAGTTGTTCATCTACATACTTACCTGCTTCTGAAACCTCACCAAACAAGTATGCAATAGATACTTTAAAGTATGCTGCTGTTTTTTCTATCAGGTTAGAAGACATAAAAGTCTTACCATTGATATAATCATCCAACGTAGTACGTGAAATGCCCAGGTACTTAGCAAAAGCCGATTTACTGCTACCGCTTTCCTTTATTAGATTATCTATAATTTGTCCGATCATAACATCAGTTATTATTCATTTGTATAAATTCTTTTTTCTCAGGATTATATGCATGAACAGTTTTAGTATATTTATCTACTATTCCCATGCTAACTCCATTTGTAACTACTTCATATCTATTTGATTCATAAATAGAATATGAAATCAAAGAACTACCTAACAGAAATGTAACACAAACAATTATTACTTTAATTAGTGATTTATCTTTCATGATGGTTATTTGATTTTTTTAGTATTTCATATTCTTTATCATTTATACAGTCTTTACAGCATCTATTAAAAAGAGTATCTGGAATAATTACTTTTTCAATTCTTTTTAAACCTTTTTTATGTCCATTCTCAGTATTCAAATCTGAAAGGAATAAATCAATGCAATTTTCATCAAGATGCATAACTCCAGACATATCAATGTAAACATATTTACACGACCGGATACTATCAATTCTATGTATGATCTTTTCTTTTTTCAATACTAATTCTTCATTATGTATATGAATATTTCGTTTACGTAATAAAAAGCCAAATATCAAAATTATCAATACTATAGATGAATACAATACAATTGAATATTTATGTTTTTTCATACTCCTACTTATTTGGTTCTGCTGCGGTTAATAATTCATCATTATTTTTATAAGGTTTACGTTTTAATTTTTCAACCTCTTTTTTTAGTTCGTAGTTATCAATAGCTAGTTTTTCAATCCGATCCAGCAAAAAATTTGTATCAACAAACTTTACTTCCGGTAGTTCTACAGTTCCATTTTTTAGCATCTCGCCCTTTCCAGCAAATAACCACTCTAAATTTACATTAGGGTAATTCTCTAAAAGAACACAGATTTTGTCTATCCCGATATTTTTGGATATACTATTTACATATCCATTTGAAACACTAATAGACCTCTCGAAGTCAGATATAGTGATATTCTGACTTTCAACAAACTTTTTTAATCTACTTTTTACGTTCATAATCAGATTATTAAAGATTTTATTGAAAAAATTAGAGAAAATGTCTAAATAAAGTTTTGTAATTAGAGAAATACTCTATATATTTGCACCGATATAAATATTATATACAAAATTTGTATATAAAGAAATAATCAGTAAAAATACAACAAGTTATGACAGCAACATCATCTTCTGCGTTAAAAATTAAGGTTGTTCGCAAACCCTCATTACCAGACACTTTAATGGCAATACCAAAGGGAACACCCTACAAATTTACATCTCGTGATTTCAAAATTTCTGCGGTACGCAATAAGATTTCAGATCTTCGGAAAAAAGGCTATGAATTCACCATTAGTGAAGCAGGAATGCCAGTAGACGAATATGTAGTAACACGAATTAAATAAACTCAATTATTATGACAAAGAAAAATCTAACTCCTACCACTGCGCCAGTTTACACGCTTTTCGGAAAAGAAGTAAAAGAAGGCACATTATTACACACGCTGTGTGAAAAGTATTACGGTGATTTCAGAAAGTTTGAGGAAGATCTGAAAATAGTAGAACGTGGCACTGAAAGAAGTTGCTTAATGCAGGACATTCGCGAAGCCTTTTGGTGTAACGAATTCAGGACTGAAAACGTGGAACTCAGAAGGAAAGTACTGTATGACTGCTACTACTGTACGGAAAATGAAGCATTACCAA